CGGTCACCACGGGCCGCGTTCTCCATCGCCGTCAGGGCGCTCCGCTCAATCCGCAACGGCCACAGCGCCTGAAACTTCTCCGAGGTGATCAGATTCAGAAACTTGCCAGCGTCGCGCAAGACCGGCCCGTCATTGAAGGCCGTCGACAGGTAGCGCAAATACGGCTTGCCCGCCGGGCCCCACTCGAAGGCTTGCCAAAAAACGGACACCAGGAGCGATTTCATCGACCCCGGCGGCACCGTGATCAGGAGCCGGTTGATCCGGCCAGCGGTGACCGCTTCGAGGTGCTCGGCGATAGCGTGGATGTGCCAGTTTTCGACAAACTGCGTGCTCGGCTCAAGGACCGACCAGAATTCCTTGACGAACTCGATCAGCTTGCCGCAGCGCGTCCGGATGGCCTCGGCATTTTGCTCGACATCCAGACGTTGGCGTTCGGCCTCCCGCCTAGTCATCTCCGCTCGGACCGCCGCCAGTGACGGCAGCGCGCGCGAGGATGGTTTCAACGCGGTCGAGTTCATCATCCGATAGCTTGCTCAGGTCGTAATGGCCGATCGCGCCGCGGTGGTCGTGGACCTGCGCCGGCTCCTTCCAGCCCATCCGGGTCTTGGCCCAGAAGATCGCCGCGGTGACGCATTGCGGGCCGTCGCCGGTGGCCTTCTGGAACAGCGACTGCGCCACCGCCGAATTGGCGCGGATGTGCGCGGTGTCGAGCTCGTCGCGGAAGTAACGGCGCAGCGTTGTGGGGTCGCACCCGATCACCTTGGCGATCGCATGCTCCGGCACGCCATAGGCGGCCATGGCGTCGACCTGCTTGCGCTGCTCCGGGGTGGGTGCGTATTTCTTTCGTCCGGCCATTTTTCAACTTGAGATTGGTAAAATTCCGCGTTTCGCCGCACCATATCCGGGCTATGCAACCTATGGGTGCTTACTGGACATTTCGGTCGGGTGCCCTACAGTCACGCCATGTCCATGCCCGAACCAAAACTAGACACCATCCGCGCCGCTTGGGTGGCCGGCGATAAGATTGGCGCGCTGCGTATCGCCTCGCGTTTCTGGGATCGATCGCCCGAAACTAAGGCGTTCAAGCGTGCATGGGACGCGCATAGCAACCCCGGCTTCTATCGCCAGATCGGCAAGGACCCGGAGGCGGTTATGGCCGATGGCCTAAACGCCCTCGCCCGCAAGTTCGGCCTGCGGTAACTCGCCAAATTCAACCTCGCCAACCGCTTGCGTTGTTTTGCGGGGATCACCCTTGCAAAACACCAGCACGCGCTGGTGCGTATTGCCCAGCTTGCGGGTGGCGGTGAACTGCTTGCCGGCGCGGATCGGGAGCGAACCGGCGGCGGTGACCAGAATGGCATCATTGTAGAGTCGCAACCCGGCCGCCTCAAAAGCCTCGATCGTGTGGCCGGGAAAGTTCCTATAGAACCCGCGCTTGTCGCGAACGTCGCCAACCACGAAACAAGCGAAGCGATCCTCCTTGAGAAGCGCGCACGCCCCGCCGATGATGGTGCGATAGGCCGCAACAAACCCGGCATAATCCATGGTCGACAGATCGCGCGGGTCGTCGCTATATACCTCAAGATCGGCATAGGGCGGGCATGAGAAGACAAAGTCGGCGCTAACGTCGCCAGCTAGCGTGGCAATGCCGACGCTATCCCCAACAATCCATCGAGGCCGGATATCGCCGCAGATCGCCGCCGCTTGCGCCTCATTGGCGGCAACCTGTTCCGGCCTTAGATCAATGCCCGTATAACCGCGGCCCAATTGCGTCGCCACAATGCCGCGGACCGAGCCGCCGGCGAATGGATCAAGCACCATGCCGCCCGGCGGGCAAAACCAACGATAGGCCAATTCACACAATACGGGGTCAAAGATCGAGGTGCCCGCTTGCGGTTGGGCCGCCGCAATGCGGCGGCTAGTGTCGTCGCCGCGCCCATATGCGCCATACGGACTCGCGCTAGGACTACCCCCCAACGACATGCTCGCCCCGCATTAGATCCTGCCCGAAGGTGCGGGCTAAATTACGGGGCGGCATTAACTACTTTCCTGCCCCGCTTGCGCCATACGCTGTTGGGGCCTGTGCCCCCCCCCGGTATAGCGTTGGCTTTGCGGCGCGCATTCACGGCGCGATCATCTCTAATCATGCCGCGACCTGCCAATATGGCCTTCGCTTCTGGCGTGCTGAGTGCCCCCCCCAACTCGGCCTCAAGCGCGCGTTTCTGAGCGTAAAAATCGATCGTGGCCGTTGTAGCGGGGTGCGCCATCCCCAGCCGCTCTTGCCCACGCCCTAATTCGGATTGAATACCTAGCGCTATCCAAGCTCGCTTGCGATCCTGCCACCACCCCTCGCGGGCATTCAGAACGCTAAAGGGCGGGGCCCCAAAACGGGCGGCCAAAGTAGCCCGTCCCGCTTGCACGTTACCAGCGCCCGCCGCATCGCGAATGGCGGCCAATTCCGGCGGCTCAAAGCCGAGCGACCCGATGTCAAAGCCTGCGGCGTCGAGGTCGGCGAATTCGGCCCGCAACAGTTCGTTATCCCAGCCCGAATTCGCAGCGAGCTTATTGTCGAGGATCACATAGGCCCGCCGCTTGGCCTCCGACCAGCCGTCGGCGACCATGACCGGGACGTCGGCTAGGCCGAGCTGCTTTGCGGCCAATAACCGCCCATGCCCGGCGATGACATTCCCCGCCCCGTCGACCAGCACCGGGACCGTGAAGCCGAATTCCATGATCGACTTGGCGATCTGGTCGACCTGCTTCTCGGAATGGGTGCGCGGGTTCTTGGCGTAGGGGATAAGGCTATCGATTGAGCGTCTTTCGACCTTATCGGCGGGCCAGGCTTTTATAGGCGGGATTTTTGTACCGTTTCGCACAGATTACCTACAGATGCCCCCGACCAGAAAGCCGGCGAAGAATGCAGCCATCAGAACGCATATCTGCCAAATGGTATCGGCGTATGCAAAGGCGCTCGGGATGCCAAAATTCATTGGGTCTTGTCACCCCATTGCCCGGGCGAGGTCGTACACGAGAAGTACGGCCGTACAGCCGAAGCCGAGAACCAGCCATGCGTTGGTAATGCGGCCCTCGGCATCGGTGCCGAGGCCATTTTCATACAGTTCCTGGGCCAGCAGGAGACTCATCATCGCGGTGTTGATGAAGGCGATCAGGGCAATGAAGAACATCATGGCCGCCTCGCGTGGCCGATTACCTCACCCTCAACGTAGAGATCAACATCCGGGGTGAGTTCAACGAATACCTTAGTAACGCATCCAGACCGGATCTTGATGTTTACCGCTGTGACGACGCCGCTGATATCCTTGTCATCGATTACGATGCGGCCCTTACCAGTCCAGTCGGCCTTGACCTTGACTTTCGAAACGTCACGCATGGATTTACCTTCCGCCGATCACCCCGGGGCTTATGACCTGATCTGACGGCTCAGCCAGTTAACGAGCACGTCGAAGAAAGTGATGGCCAGGAGGACGGCCGGGATGACGGCGAGCAACACGATCAGGACGGTCATGGAGCTAAAAACCCCCCGTTTGCACAAAGCACATCACTATGCCGCCGGTGGTCAGGAAGATCACGGCATGGCCGGTCGGATTGCCGCGGTCCCATTTTAGCTTGCGATCGGGGATCTCGAACTCCTCGCCGATGTCGCGGTGCGGGCGCATCCGGGGCGCATCGTCCCGGTCATCGGTGATCCGGCAATAGGTATGGAGTTGGTTGTCGGTGCCGGTCCTGACGTGGATGTCGTCGCACCAGTAGGCGTCAGACTCGCCGCAGCATGAAATGGTCGGGCTGTCCGGCTGCATCAGCGACCTGTACCATTCGCTGATGGCGGGGTCGTTGTTGCCCCACTGCCCGAGGTCACGGCCATGCGCGCCACCAGGCAGAAAGATCAGTGCGACGGCGAACACCACCCACAACGCCACGAAGAGATAGTTCAGCGTGCGGTCAGTCATGGCGGTGTTTCTTGGCCCGCGGCTTCGCCTGGGGATGGCGCGGCTTGCGCTTCGGCTTGGCGGGCGGTTCGGGTGGAGCTTCCGGCTTGGCCGGTTGCTCAGACACCCCAATCGCCGCGAGCATGATCAGAAACAGGGCGGCCGCCGCGCCCACGCAGATCATCAGATAGCTCAGGTCCATCACTTCTTCCCTCCGGGCTTGCGGCGCAGCAGATCATCAGATAGCTCAGGTCCATCACTTCTTCCCTCCGGGCTTGCGGCGCAGGATCAGGGTCAGCCCCTTGCCGGCCTCGATCCGCTCAATCACGTCCTCCAGAAAGACCACCGCCGCATAAGCGGTGCCGCAGTCGATCTCGAGCGCGACCTTCGATCCCTTGCGGGAATAGGTCAGGCTGTTGAATTCGGGCATTGCCGGAAGGACATACGGGCGGCGGTTAGCCGTCCTTGGCGAGGATCAGGCCGATGCCGGCGGTCAGCGCGGTGCCGAGATCCATCGTAAAGCCGGGGATGTTGACGCCGAAGAAGGTGTGGGCGACGCCCTCACCGATCAGCAACAGGCCGGCGGCGGTGGTCTTCCAGT